GTTCTACGGATGTCAGGATAATTAGAATCTATCAATATTTTCAAATCTTTCAATTCACAATTAATTTCTTCCTCTTCTAAAATTTGATTTAATCTTTGAGCTACTTCTACTTTAGATGGTGGAATTATTTGAAATAATTGACACCTACTTTGAATTGGATCAATAATTCGTTCAACAAAGTTACAAGTCAGAATAAATCTACAATGTTTACTAAAAGTTTCCATTAGATTCCTTAATGCCGCTTGTGCGTTTGGTGTAATATAATCACACTCATCTAATATAATAATCTTTAAATCCTTAAATCCAACAGTAGAGGCAAAATTCTTAACTTTAGTTCTAACTGTATCTACATTATTTTCATCAGATGCATTAATATATAAATAATCACAATCTATATTCTTAACAAGTAATTTAGCGAGAGTGGTTTTACCTGTACCAGCCTTCCCATACAGAAGAAGATGTGGTAAGTCACCACTCTCAAGATAAACAGATACTTTACTTTTTAGGTGTTCATTACCAATGTAAGTATCTATCGTAGAAGGCCGATATTTTTCTACCCATAAAGAATTACTCATTATAAATACCTTTATTATCTACTTCATATTTCATAACTTCTGCTTTATTTAAAGCCTCTTTTGGATAAGGTAATAATGGGTGTTTCAATGTATTCATAAATAGTTTGTTTTCTTTCTTATTACCAATAAAATATAAATATCTGTGTTTTTCTGCTTCTTTCTTCAACCAAAATGTGTGTCCTATTTGCTTCTTTAAATGTTCAACGTTACTACTACCATACATAGAATAAACAGTCCTACTATGAATCCATTCACCATCTTCTTCTATTTTCAAACTAAATGTCGGTGCCATCTGTATATCCCCACATCCTTGATATAACCAATTAGTTGCTTGATATATTCCACCAGCATGATTTTGTTCAGGATCTGCATATGATATTAATACCTTTATATTTGATGCATTCTTTTTCAACCATTTAAATGACTGTGATATAACATAAGATTCAATATTTTTACCATAACCATCATGTATAAATAACCTTGTTAATTCTAAAATATTTTTAGTTGTAAGTTTTAAATCTTCTTTAAATATAGAACCAAGAACTCTTCTACCAATTGGAAATCCATATGTTATACAGCCAATTAACTTCTCTTCAAGTTCATCAAAAAACTTATGTTCATTACCAGGTTGATAAAAAACACCTAACGCATACCTACAAGAAGATAATCTACCACTGTAATGATTCTTTTCTATTATACTTCTTGCTAATGGTTTTTGTATTGGTCTTAAAAGAACCTTTGAAATATCACAATTATCAATCAACGTCAGTTACTGCTACCAACCAATAAGTTACACTAAAGTCATCTACCTTAAATACAATTTTAGCTAACCCTTCACTACTAACTTCTAATGTAGCACTTTCACATTCTTTATTCGCGGTTAATACTTCTTTAAAAATATTCGCATTAAAAGATACGTTATCAATATCATTTGATTTTGATGTTGTAACTGGAAGTGTAACACGATTAGTATTAATTGCTGCATAACCAATCACAAGTTTTGTATTACTTCCATCTGTTAATACTGTAAAATTATCAGTTTCTGCTAAAGCACCTTTACCAGCTATAAACTTATTAACAAATTGTGGTGTAACATCAATTTTTACCTCAAACTCAGGTACTTCTTTTAACTGTGGCGGTTTATTGATAATAGATATATCACTCAACATATAATTTACTGATGAAAATGCATCAGTTACCTTTAAAGCGATTGATTTATCACCAGCTTTACTTATTGAAACATTAACATCTTCATCTAATACAGATAGCAACTTTAATAATTGCTCTGTATTATAAATACCAACTTCAGAATCCTCAAATTGCCATTTATCCATTTCTAATTCACCTAACAAAGTTTTATCACCTGATATAAACCTTGCTGATAGCTTATTCGAATTGCTATTCAATATTACTGAATTTACTGTTCCATTCAGATAATACTTATTTATGAAACGAACTAGTTTCTGCTTATTCATTGTAACTTCTCCTATTAATTATAACCATATATACATATATATAGTTTTATTTGTTCAAAATCAAAAAAATCTTTCTATTGTTTTACTAGCATCAGTTGGTTCATCCCAACCGAGAGCCACATACAACATCATAATTTTTTTATGTAATGCTTGTTTATAAATTTTATCATGATTAATATATTGTTTTATAAAAGATAATATTTCTGGTGGATCTTCATGACCCTTATATGCAACAGTTTGTAATCCTATTGGATTATTTTTTAAATATACCCACTTAATCTTTTCTCCATTATGAATTGGTGAATATTTCTTTGTAAGATTAAAATGTTTTAATAAATCATTATAAAATAATGAACTTTTAACATGAATTGGAGTTCCTAACTTATAAGAACTAAAC